CCAGCGGGCCGTCCGTTTCAACCGTTGCCCATGCTTCCCGGGCGGGCTGTTGGGGTGATAGTTGCCCCACGAGCCTGCATAAGAGTCTCCGAGATTCAGCCAGAGCGTTCCGTCCGCGCGAAGCACGCGCCGCACCTCCCGAAACACCGCCACCATGTGGCAGATATAGCAGTTCCCGCACGGGTTTCCCGTGGCCCATCCGAGGCAGTCCAGGGCCCGCTCCAGGCCAAGCTGGCCCGGCACGCCGTAATCGCGCAGGCTCCAATAGGGCGGGCTGCTCACGACGCAATGGACATACTCATCGGGCAGGGAACGAAGGCCCTCAAGGACATCCGCGCAGAGGATGATATTTCGAGGGGATGCAATCATTTTCCGCCTTGAGACCGCACCACCGCCTCGAACAGGGCATCCACGTCTCCGCTGCCATCCACAAGCCGGCCGTCAATCGCCACGGCGGGCGACACTGCCGGCGCACCGTAATAGGCCCAGGCGGCAAGGCCGTCCACGGTGTCTATGTCCAGTTCATGGAAGGGGATATTCGCCTCGCGCAGCCGATGTTTCAGTTCCTGACAGCCGCCGCACAGGCGACGGGTAAGGACCTCCACGCCGGTACCCCATTTGACCCAACCGAGGCTTGCCGGCCTGATACGCCCCTTCACCGCTTTCGCTTCGGACATTTCTGCCCCGCCTGCCGCCGGCGGCCAATGCTTGACCTGGACCGCTGGTACGAACCCTTGTAGGGTCCCGTGCCGTCTCGTCGTCCACGTGCGTTTCGGCCCATGATATCTCGCTCCTTTCGGTGCGCGTCGGTCCGCATTCACACTTGTTCCCGCCCTTGTGGGGCGCTCAAGGATTTATGTCCTGTTTCGATATGGCGTTCTTCATCAACGGTATCACCCGCTTGCCGCAATGCGGCCTCCTGTATGTTCTTCCCGCGTGGGCGGGGCCCATCCAGAACGAAGATGGGGCCTCCTCTGGCTCATACTTCTCCTGGAACTCTCTATCGCCCATGATGCTCAGCCGCCCCCCTTGCCGGTCCCGAATGACCCATTTCGTATCAATGCAACTTTCCTCTTCTGCATCATCATAAACGCAGGCTGAGAAACGTCGCCCTCGATGCTCGAACTCCAACATTGGAATCTCCTCGCAGCAGGTGATGATGCGCGCCTTCGCCCGGCGGAGGAAGGTCCTCATGGCCCCGGCGTTATACCCATCCCAACGAATCGCCTCCACTACCTCTGGCATTGCCTTCTTCCGCCGGAAACGTCGCTTCGCAGCATCTCCCATCATTTTCGCCACTCCTTCCTCAACTGCGTCTTGAACTGGCGATAGGAGCCTCGGTCCCATCTGCCCGTCAGCACCCACCGCGCCCAGTCCACGTGGCCGACAAGGATGCGCTCGATTTTGTCCTGGCGCTTCCGGTCCCAATCCGGCGTCAAACCCATGATTGCGGCATAGGTAACCTCGTATATCAGGGATAGCCTTTGGGTCAGAGGATTCGGCGGAAGGGCAACATCGCGCGCAGCTACTCCATTGAACGGCGCCCTGAGACAAGCCATATTTGGCCTTGCTGCGCTAGTTGCCCATGCGCACTTATGGCATCCAGGGCAGAGGATACAATGTGGACAGCCTATTGCTACCATTATAGTGTAGGAGGCAGAAGAATCCCGACGCCACGGCTTTGGCGGTCTCTGGCCCCTGTGCAGCGCCTCTAGGCCATCCCATAGGCCGAATAGCAGCCGTAGGTTGCGATCCTCGATCTGCCGGGCCTGCCTCGGCGTCGTCGCCACGCGCTCAAGGCGCTTCTGTTCTGTGCGGGTCATTTCCGGACCTTTCCCACAATCGGCCAGATCTGTCTCGGGAAAGCAATATCGCTCATCCGACGCCGGAGACACAGACACGCTCCACATCTCATCGGACTGATCCCATCTCGGCCTCCGTGTCCAGAGAACTCGTTCGCCATCTCCGTCTGTAGTCGCGTATAGCATTCCGCATCTCCCACCGAATCAAGACTCCATTGAAAGGCAGGCCGTATTGCGCCTTGAACCATGCGGCCAACTCGCGCCACGATGTGAAGCCGTCACGCTGAGCGATTCGCTCGGCCTGAACATCATTCAGGGGGAGTCCATCTAGGTAGCAGCATTCCTCATTCACGATTATCGGACTGACCAGATAGCAGAAGGCCTCCCCCAGCTTCCGGCAAGCCCGCGTTCGCATCCCGGTGTAGAGGTGCAGCGTATCCCCCGCGCAGATAGGCCGCTTCCGTGGCGGGCGGATGGTCTGCGTCTTCTCGCCCGATTCCACGAGTGGGGCGAACCGTCCCTGAAAGTTCAATGCGGGCATCGTGTTTCTTCTGCCTCCTTCATTCCTGCAATCAGCCGCGCCGCGAGCGGCCAGACTGAAGCCGCCCAAGCCGGTGAACAGGTCAACATGCGTTCGTGGCACCTCACCACTCCGTCAGCACCTCCACCTCGTCGAATCCCGCCTGTCGGAGTTGTTCACGAACCCAGGCTTGAAAACGCGGGCAGACGGGGTCCGCCTCCGCTATCCACACCTGGTAGAACGGGCGGCCTTCTTCGGGCATGACGCGATAAGCGGCGTAACAGCCCAAGTCTGCCCAGTTGATGGCCTCGTCGAAGCGATGAGGCATGTCCGCCGCCTTCTTGCAGGCCGCGTCTGCCGCCTCGCGCAACTTCTTCAACTTCTTCCGCATCCTCATGCGCCTCTCTCCCTCAGCCATGCCAGCGACCGGTGCGGCGCATCCATGCCCGCCTCGCGCATCACGTGCCGCAGGTGCACACCGAGCGCCCACCAAGCCGCTGCATCACGCGGGGCGCGGCGTGGCTGCTGGGCCAGTTCCGCACACTCAGATTCCCGGTAACGTGTCGGATATGCGCTCTCCGTTGCCATCACTTCGTCCCTCACGTCCGACAGGTCACGCGCAATATCGGAATGATACGCCCACATCACGGGCTTCCCCCGTCGCGCCGCGTTTTTCGCCTTCTGGCGCTCGGCGTGGATGCGGTCCTTCAGCGCGTCAGCGACTCGTTTCCATTGAGACCTATGCATCTTTGCGCTCCGATAGGCTGTCCTCTAGGTCACGCTGCCGCTCACGATGCCACAGAAATAGGGCGAAGTTGGCAATATCCAGCAAATCCTTCCGCGCCACTTCTCCAGCATCACTCCACCGACGCAGCCGTTCAGCCTTCTGGTAGATTCTCGCAATCAGGGAAGTATCCGGCAGGTCATCGGGGTCGTCCCAACCAGTGAAGCCCTGCGCTTTTTTCTCGACAAGCCGCTCCCATTGGGCGCGGAAAAACGCGCTCAATGCCTTATGCAACCGGACTATTTCTTCACCACCGTGTCCGCCCATGCCCTTTTCCTCCTTCTCGCCCACACCGGCCATTCGGCGGGCTCGCGGGAGACGCGGGTGTCCCAGGTTTCGCAATCTGCGTCCACATACGACGGGGAGATGTCGGGATGCGTCCTCATCTCATAGAGCCATTCGCCTTTCTTCACCTCGCGCGGCACCGGCATCTGCTTCACGAACACCGGCACCCCGCCCTGCGGGGCCGCGTCGCACTGCTCGATGATGTCGCGCACCCACTCCCAACGGCAGGGCCGACGACCGGGACCGGATTCGCAGCCGATGACGACCCAACCCACCAAGGGCTGCCGCGAGAACACCGCCTCTCGGTTCGGTAGCCATTCGCCCGAATCAGACCGCTCGGCTCCAACCGGGCCGCTCACATCAACCGGCCCAAGCAACGGTTCCAGCGATACCCACCGCCGCCATCCCCCGCCGAGAGCCAGCAACGGCCCCATGCGCGCGTCCAATGACGCCTGGTCTTCGGCGCTTATGCCAAGCCAGACGTTCGGCTCGTAGTCGCCTCCGCCCAGTTCACGTATCGGGTACTTATCCCCAACCCAACCGTATATCTGCTCCTCGAACCGCTCAGGCCGCTTCGTGAGCGTCAGGAAGGTATGCTGCCTGGCGGCTCCCATGACTTCGAGTATGCGGTCTACCACTTCAGGCCGAACCGACTCGTGCATCCAATCCCCCATGAACTGCACGGCTATCAGCGAGGGCTTCTTCCGCCGCAGCGGGGCGAGCAACTCCTTCTCGCGCAGCACCGGCGGTCCTTTCCCCGACCAGGCGCGCCGCTCCGCCTCCGGCAACTGCCTCATGCCCGCGAGACGATTCGCCATGCGCAGGTGCCAGCAGCGCTTACAGCCCGGCCCGACTGGCGCACATCGCATCGCCAGCGGGTTCCAAGACCACGTATTCGGCCCGTACCAGTCAACGCGGTTCATTCAGGGCGCCTCCTTCTACCGGACCGGTTCGTATGTCTGCCTGAAGATATCGTTACGTACTGGGTACACTTCTTTTGATTCAACTCCTTCGTTCCGCTATAGTTCTGGAAACCTGTAGAATGGGCCTAATTGGCGGTCCAGATCCACCTCGTTCCTTCCCATGCGCTCTATGGCTTCTGTAAAGCGGCGCTCTTCTGGGCTCAATGGGCCTAGATTTGGACGTCGAACCGGCTTCACCTCCCCCATCCGCCGGATTTCCCTCTTCCAATCAACTATGGGTTCCTGCTGTTCAGTGGCCATGACTCAGCCCTTTCTTCTTGCTCCGCGGCATCATCTGAACACCTCGCCGCCAGCGTCGCCGCCGCGATTGATATCTTCCTCCAAGCTGGACTTGCTCACTATAGCGCGCTCCGGATATCCCGCCGCTGCGGCGCGCGGCCAGCACAGAAAGGGCGGGGTGGCCGTGCCCAACGAGCGAAGCGATACGGACAGCGCCGGCCAACAGACCGAGCACACATACGCGCTGACGGCGGTCTCCCGCCTCACACCGGTGGCGCTTGTATCCACCAGGGTGATCTGAACGGCCCGAACGCCCGGCCCCTCAAACTCCCGCCCGCAGTTGCCGCAGACGAACCGACCGGTCTCAGCCATGACGACTACCTCCCTTATATCGGTGAAGGGGCGGCCTTCCGGTCTACCTCAGGTTACAGGTGTTCAATGCACCATATTACGACATTGACAACTGCTGCTAGCAACAACAGCACACTTACACCAATTATGAGTATTGCTAGGAGACCACTACGCATCACGTACCTCCAGTTCCACTTAGGACTAAGTACGACCAGTGAATGCTCTAGCCCCCCTGGCCGGAGTTGCACCGGCTGCGGTTTTGATTGGGCTTCCGGCGTGCCGATATTGTTCGGCCCGCCGTAGGCAGCCCCACACGCTCGGCACCGCTTGCTCCGAGCCGGTTTCCACCCCTAGCCTCTGGGGTGCGTGTCACTGTCCACGCCGCAGGGGGAACCTTCTTCCTTGGTCCCGCAGACGCGGGATTCCACCTTCATTTCGCCGCCTTCTCTACGTACCCCTTGCCGCCGCAAACACCACATTCTACCGTCTGTACGCCTGTACCTGCGCAGTGCGTGCAAAGCAAACAGCCGCGCTCGTGGAGTTCTACAAGTGTTTTCTGTAGCGCTTCGTCGCAGACGCGCGCGGCATATTCGGCGATTTTCAGGTCTTCGTTCCACTCGCCCTCACAATCGCACGATTCCTGCTGTAATGTCGCCTGCCATTCCTGGATGGCCTTGCGTAGTTCGACTATACGCTGGACCAGTTCCTTGTTTCGACGGCCCGTATTGCTCATTGTTCAGCCTCCAGACACCACGCTCCCTCACCCGGCCCCGGACACCCGTCTGCATCGCACGATAGGCACAGACCGCTTTGGCGCAGCGCTTCGATGCGCACGCTCATCGGCACGTTGCGCGGGTCCATACCGGCGTGAATCTGCCGACCTTCCGCGTCCCGCCAGATGTACCAGGTCAGCCCGCCGACCACCACCCGCTCCGGGCGCAGGATTTCCCGGCATTCGTCAGCCGTCGGCGCTTGCATGGTAAGCCTCCTTTTCACCGCGGGAGCAATATCTTTCCCGGGCTTTTCACGGGCAAGGTCTGCCTATACGGCCTGGACGTGATATCCTCTACGGTCGCCAGCAAGGCCCGCGTGTCGTCGTCCGCCGGCAATGGGTGCTCTTCCATATACCGCTCCACGCACTGGTGAATGGCCTCCAGGGCCAGCACCGCCGCGTCGTCGGGCGTCGCCTCGCAGAAGTGGCAACGGTCATTCGGCCAGGGCGGAGACCGCAGCCATTTCCCCTTTCCATCGTTCATTTCCCCGGCCCGCTCCCGCGCACAGTCCGGGCACATCACCACACCGCCGCGATACCGCCAGAACGGATCGTTCATGGCTATGCCTCCTCTTCCTGTCCTACCCTTGGTACTCCCGCCCTGTCGGAAGCGCGGGAGGCCTCCGGCAGAGGCGGGACGAGGCGGGCAGTCAGAATCCCTAGCGCCTCGCGCAACTTCCCGGTCGCTGCGCGCAGGCGTCCGATCTCTGCGTCACCCAGCCGATCCCCCGCCGAGGACCGCACCCGATTGACGTGCGCTACCGCATCCAGTATCAACGCTATAGCCGGATCAGAATGGGACATCTTCGGTCGCTCCAGTACCATCACCCCTGAAAAACGTGTCTTCCTTTTCGTCCTTTCCCCCGCAGTCGCGGGGGCGGGACCCCGGCGGCTCGGTGCGATGCGTCTCCAGTGCCTCGACCCGCGTGTAGCGCCCGACCCAGGCCGCCTGGAACTTTCCGGTCCGCCCGTGCCGGTTCTTGGCGATGATAATCGTGACGTTGCTTTCTTCGCTCGTGATGTCGGGCCGGTGCAGGAACAGTACGATGTCCGCATCCTGCTCCAGGTCGCCGGATTCCTTGAGGCTCGCCAAGGTCGGCTGTTCCTTGCGGCGGTCTTTCGGCGGGCGGGAAAGTTGCGATACGCCGATGCTGATGATGCCGCGTTGCTTGGCGATGTTCTTCAGGGCCTGCGAGACAAGGCCAGCTTCCTCGCGCCGTGTCTGTCCGGCGCTCCGCAGTAGTTGAATGTAGTCCAGGGCGATAATGTCCAGCCGGTCTTTCAAAACGCGCCGCTCCAGGAAAGACCATACAGCCGACGCCGCCAAGCCGCCGCCGTCGTAGTAGTAGATGGGCAACCTGCCGAGTTCGGTGCGCGCCCGCTCGGCGAGCTTCAAGTCCGTCCCGCTCAGGCCCCGGCGTATCTTCACATTGTCAATCAGCGCATACATGGAGAGCAGCTTCCCCCTGATTTCGTAGCGGCTCATCTCGCAGGAAACGAAGCCGCAGCGCAAGCCCGCGCGCGCCATGCCGAGAATCATCTGCAAGGTTAGCGAGGTCTTGCCGACGGACGGCCGCCCGCCGATGATGACGAAGCTCCCACGCATGAAACCGCCGTCCAGTTTTTCGTCGAGCACGCGAACGCCGGTTGTAAGGTGGTCGGCGGGCTTGGAAAGGTCCCACGTCGCGTCCTGCATCATTTCCTCCAGGCTCAGGTCTCCGTCGCCGGCAGTCTCACCCGAAACGCTCTGCGCGGCCTTCATCATGTCCAGGGCCATGACTTCGACATCCTCTTGCCGTTCGCCGTATTCAAGGACGCGAAGGGCCGCGCGCATCAGCCGCCGTTGCTCCGCAGCCCGTTTGACGATCCGCGCATACGTGGCGCAGTTCGCCGAGGTGTTCGTCGCCTTGAGAAGGGTTGCCACCCGGTTGTATGCCTTGTCGCGCAGGTGCGGAACCAGTTTCGCGGCCACGGACGTTTCGTCCGGCACATCGCCCGCCGCCGTCAGTTCACGGATTATCTCGAAAATCTTGCGGTGCGTAGGGTCGTCGAGGTCCTCCGGTTCGACGATGCTGCTGGCCGCCGGCCATGCTTCTTCCGGGAACAGCAGGATGCTGCATAGCAGGGCTTCTTCGGCCTGAGGCTCCGTCGGAAAACGGATATCGCGCATTCTCATTCCCCCGGAGGGGACACGTGCAGACTGTAAATATTCACAGGTACGCTTCCTCTCCTCCCCGTGGCGCGATGCACGCTGATCAATCCCCCGCTCTCCAGCGCATCCAAGTCAGCCTCAACGCGCGTCCAGGGGCGGGAGGTCTTATCCGCGATCTCCAGGAAGTTCGTGCGGCATATCCCGTCGTCGCCCGCGGCATCCGCCAGGGCAAGGAGGGTCAGCTTCTGGCCCAACGTAACGCCCTTGATTCCCCAGCAGCGGCTCATCATCAGCGCTGACATCGCTTGGTCTCCTTTCCTATTCTCATATGTCCGGATAAGGGCTGTCCTCATCTGCCCCGTTCGCAGGGGCGCGGTCCTGTGCGCGGGCGAGCCAAGCACCCAAGAAGCGTATGCGGTCGCGCTTGCGCCGCTTCGGGTTCGCCACCTCCCAGGCATGGGCCTTGGCGATCTGCTGCGCTATGTCCACGCCGGGATAGGCCACCTCCCAGGCGTGAAGGACCTTTGGCGTGAGGCGTTCGCACAGGCGCTTGTCCGTTTCGTAGAGTTCAAGACCCTTGAGGATGGACGGCACGGAGACGGGGCCGTTTTCCGGCTCCGTGCAAGCTCCGTTTCTTCCTTTCTTTTGCCTTTGTTTCTGTTTCTGCTTCTGCTTCTGTATGGGGTTACTTTCCGTTACACTAGCGTTACAGGGCGTTACACTGGCGTTACATTCCGTTACATCGGCCTGTTCTTCCTGCTCTGCCCTTTTCCTTGCGCGGTGGGCGGCGACACGCCGGCGCACCGCCTCTCGTTCTTCGGCGCGCGTTTTCAGGCTCCGATACTTGGCGTAGTTGGTGATGAGATATCCGCCTTCGACCTTTTCTATACGGCGGCCTTCATTGCGCTCGGTTCGGCTGTACGGGTCCGGCTCCTCGAATTTCTGGAGGGCGGCAAGGGTCGCTTCGAGGGGGACGCTTGCCGTATGGGCGATTCCGGGCGCTGTCGCGGACACGAACCCATCCTCATTGGCCATGAGTAGCAGCGTAATCCAGACGATCCGCGTATCTGAATCCTCGGTCCAGATGCTGGAGTGGAGCAGGTCGGAAAAAAGTTTCACGTACATGGGGCTTCCTGCAAAGACACGACGGGCCTCCGGTGGACGCAGTGGAGGACGCGGGGAGGGGCGTTCCTCTGCCGAAGGCCCGTCGAAAGGTTCATGGAGACTATCCTCCACTACGTCCGCCTTCAGTATACCACGCGGGGACGACAGTGTCAAGTCCCGCAGGCGCGGGATTTCGTCGCCGTCGCATCAGAGAGCCACCCGCGCTTCTGAGCGGTTTCCGGGCGGACGCCGAAGCGATACCTCCAGAGCGGGCAGGCGCGTATGTCACAGTCCCGGACCGCGTTGGACGTGAGGCTGCACCACAGGCAGTATTGCCGGATTGCCTTGAGCGCTGAGATGCGCCAGGCGCGGCGGCCCGTGAGCATCCGGCACGGCCAAAGCGGACACAGTTCGTCATGCGTGCCGTCGAAGGGACACTCCCGCACCTGGGTACTCGTTTCGCTGCATTCGAGGCACCTTTCCCGGATGGCACGACGCGCGCCGCTGGGGCCACTTGCTCGGCGGCCTGAAAAACGCCGAATAGGGCCTTTTTTCGACGCTTCGGTCTCTGGCATGGGCTTTACCCCTTACGAAGGCATCCGCGCGAAAAGAACGCGGGACGTACACGCCTTTTTCGGCCTTCCTGGGCGAAAACAGGCCCCGGCCACGCGGGGAAGGGGGAGCAACGGGCCGGCGGAGGCGGACCGAACCCGCTGCTGTGGCCGGGGCATTCCAGCGCTTTGTAGCCGACTGACGATTGTCACAGCCCCTTCCCCGCTTAGAACGGCTGTTTGACGCCGAACTCGGCCTCGACCGTGGTCTTGCCGTCGCGGATGGCCTTGTACACCTCTCCGAGGCGCGCCAGGTCGTCGTCGGTCCAGGCGCCCGCCACGCGGGCCATCTTCGCCTCCAGGATGTCACGCGGCACGCCCATGTCCTCGAAGACACAGACGCACGTCCGCGCGCGCTCGTTCTCGATGTCGGCGTGGCGCTCTTCGGCAGGCGTCGCGGCTGCGGGAGCGGGTTCTGCTGCTTCCGGGGCTGTGGCGCCTTCCGACGCGCTCCAGATCACGCCGTCGCATTTCTTGTCCTTGCACCGGAAGGCGGCGCGAGGCTTCTTCTTGCGCTTGCCCGCCTCGATGTCGCGCTTGTCCTGCTCGCGTTCGGCCCGGTTGTCCCACATCGGGCCGCCGCACCGCGGGCAGGGGGGAACGTCCGTCCCGCGACTGCGGGACCCGTTGTCGCTCCGTCCCGCAGGGTGGGACGGCGGGGCTTCGTATTCCTCGCGCTGCGCCGGCTCCATGTCCTCGATGTCCTGCGTGAAGGCGCCGGAGAGGGCGCCGACGTTCAGTACGGCATCTATCAGGGCCGACTTCTTGGCCATCTTGATAGTAGCGTTTGCGTCACGCCCTCGCACGCCCAGGTCGGCGGCCCCACGGCCTTCGGCTACGATGTGGCCGGATGCGCGGTCCAGTAGCAGGCATCGGAAGGCGATGCTTTTGCCCCGCAGACCGAGAACGTCCATCGTCTGGCCGTCCACCTCGTAGGAGGCCGTCAGGCGCAATAGGGAGACGACCTTCTCGGCTCCGGGCTTCCAGAGTAACGGCTTCGCGCCGCAGGCGGGGCAGGGGATAATGTCGCCCGCCTCGTTTCGCATAACGTCTTGGCCATGATAGCGGCAGGGCTGGTAGTCGCGCGGGCCGATCTTGGTCTTGCGGTGAACAAGGCCGTAGTCAATACCAGGCTCCAACTCCGAACGCAGAAACTCGCGCAGGACGCGCCGCTTCTCACTGTATGCGGCAACGGCGGCCTTGAACTCGGCGGGCGTCTGCGCCCCTTCCAGGGTGGCCGGGGCTTCGGCCTCTGCGTGCCGGGCCGGCGGCGTCACCGGCACGGCCTCACCCGTCTTCGCTTCTTTCGCTTCCATGATTGCCTCCTATGATATCCCACATCCAGGGCGATAGCTGGAAGAGGACGCGGTTGCCGGATGCGATGCGCTTGATGCGCGGTTCTTGGTCTCCGGGCGCCACGCGCATCATGTCAAGGCAGCGTCCCGTCAGGCATTCGGTGCTGATTCCCAACTCGGCGGCAGCTTCCTTCGGGGTTATCGGTACGTTCCCGCGCAGCCGCATCAGGCGGATGAATCGCCGTCGCGTCTGATACATGTCTTCCTCTGTCGCCATGTCAGTCTCCCAGGGTGAATCGCAGATACAGACCGCCTCCGGCCTCCTCGATGACTCGGCATTCGTCAACCATCCGGCGAATGCGGCGTTCCCGGTCCGCCTCGGCTTCGGCGGGCGTCTGGGGCTTCGGGGCCGGCTCGGCTTCCATTGCATCGTCGGCGTGCCGGTAGTTCGCGGGGTGGGCCTCCGCCCTCTCCGCCCGGAGCCTGCCGGCGCGTCTGTACGTCTCGATGAGGTCGTACCGGATCGCCCCGCAATGGTTGCACTCCGGCAGGCCGGAAAGGGTCTCCCGCGGGTCCAGAACCGGGTCTTCCCCACCCGAGCTTGCGACATCGCCGGCGCGAAATACGCGCCCCGCTCCGCATCGCGGACAACTCATTGTCTCGCCTCCTGTTCGGTGTTTTCGTCCCCGTCCCCCACGGGCGGGGTGGGCTGACGGCTCAAGACGACCTCCTGGACGGCCAAATCGTCCGCCACGTTCGAGTCCACCGTGACGGTTGCAGGCGGTCTTCCGGGCACTTCCCGCATCGGGAAATGGCCGCGACAGTGGATACAGCGCCATTCGCGCCGCTTCCAGCGAATCTGGAGGTAGCCCGCAGGCCATCCGCACTTTTCGCACCGGTCCGGCAGTAGAATCGCCTTCATCGCCATCTCCTATTCGCCTCCTTCCACAGTAATCATACCTCGCGTTCCGGTGAAGCGCTACAGATTTCTGGAAATATTTTCCGGCGCCTTGCGGGTCCCACCATCGCATCGCGCCTTCCACGTGAGGGCGCAGCGGTCGCAGCAGAAAAGGCCGGAAGTCGGCATCCCGCAGACCGGGCACGGGTGCCGTGATGCCAGGTGTAGGCCGCGAATATCTCCCGCCGGCAGGTGATGGATGTCGCCGATGGTCATAGTTGGCCTCCTAGTCCAGGTTCAACTCCCAAACGTATGGATCGCCGAGCTTCCAGCTGGGTTCAATCGCCTTCCAGGCGAGCTCCATCGCGGCCTCGATGCCCTCCTGGGCTTCGCGCTGGGCGCGCCAATCGCCCTTCCGGCGGGCGCGGTCGTACGCGCGCCAGTGGGCAAGGATGGCCTTGCCCTCGAATGTCTGTAGGGCTTCCCGGATTTCTTCGACGTTGTAGTAGTTACACGGTGTGGCGAACTTGCCGACGTGGTGCCATTCCTCGGCCTCACAGCATTCGCGGATGAAGCGGCCAGGCACGCCGAGGGCCTTTCCCGCGCGGGTGGCGGGCAGAAGGCCGCGCGCCTCGGCCTCAAGGGCGCGGGCGGAGCGGCCCTCTCCAAAGCGGCAATAGTGGGCGGTTTTCATTGTTCGAGCCTCCTGCGCGGGGATCAGGAGATCTGGCGCGCACAGTCTCGCGCTTCGGCGGCCACCTCGCGGAGATGTTGAGGAAGGGTTTGTTGGCCCTGCCCCTGGTAGCGCCGGGCGTCCTCGTCAAGCCTATCAGCGTAGTCGCAGAGCAGCTCCGCGATCTGCTCGGCCCGCACCCGCGGAATCCGCACGGTCTGTTTGGCCTCCATCGTTTCGCCTCCTTGCGCGGGGGTTGTAGGGGGCGGCCCGGCCCGCGCTCCGAGCCGCCCGGGTTTTCCCTTCAAGAGCGGTGGTAGATTAGCTTGGCATAGTAGCGGAGTGTCCGCATCTTATCTCGGCAGTAGTCGGCCATTATCGGATTTCCGTCATGCTCATACTGCCGGGCGGCCACCTCGTGTTTGCGAGCGTACCTGCGGAGCAGCTCCATTATCCGCTGGGCGTCCTGGTACGGGAGCGCCACGACTCGCGTAGACTTCATCGTTTCGCCTCCTTCTGAGGTCCTGGGCGGCCCCGCGCCGCCCGATTCTGAGTGTATTGTACCACGCGGTTCGGCCGTGTCAAGGGATTTTTCCGATTTTTTTGGGGATTTTTTTCGGCGGCGCTAGGCCCTTGCGGTACAAGGGGTTAGGCCAAATCCGGCCCCGGCGGGACGGGGAGAGGGAGCAAGATTTTTCTCCGGGAGCCGGGAACCGGGGGCCACCGGAGCCGGTCGCGCGGGGCGCGGGACTAGCCGGGAAGGATGCGCCCGGCCCGCTCCACGATTATGGGCGGTAGGACAAGTTCCGGGTGGGCGCAGAGCAGGCGCATCACGCGCTGGGGGTGGCCGGCGAGTTCGACCACCTGGACCTCGTGGCCGAGTTTGCGGTACCGCGCGGCAACCAGGCGGCAGTCCACGCCGTCGGGGTCGGTGGTGTAGATGATGATTGTGTTTCTTTTGCCGCCCATTTATCGCCCATTTCGGGATTCTCTGTCCAACCGGAAATCCACGGCCCCGAACGCCCCGTGCGGACCGACCAGGAATGCCCGCTGTGACGGCGGAGCGAACCGGCTTTCGCTCAGGTCCAATTCGCTCGAACCGGCGAGGCACCCGCAGCAGATCGTGTTGTCTATCTCGAAGGGCTTGTGCCAGTGCCCGATGAGTTGGTAGTCGAAACGCTCCCCTACGGCCATGTGGCGGATGGCCTCACGCCCGCGCTGCCGGGCCAGGCCGTAGTGCGGAATGCCCATCCAGCCGCGCACGGCGTGGCCGTGTTCGAGCAGGAACGTGTAGCCGCCGATGTCAGCTGGGAATCGGATGGCCTTTGGCCGAACGACCTGAACGTTCCGGATATTCCGGAGATATGCTTCGGCGATTTCGTACACGACGTAGTTCCAGTTGCGGGTTGCGGCGCGTTTCATCTGCGGGCGTCGCGCGTCGAAGAGCCGTCCGTGATTGTCGGCTGTCACACACAGCAAGCGGCACTTGTCGAACATGGAGGCGAAGCGGCGAACGACCTCGGCAAGCAGTTGCCCGGACAGAGCCGCCGCTACGGGCGGGTCGAACTCGTTCGTCAGGCTCAGTTCCCGGTGTATCTCCCCGGACACCATGTCGCCCAGGACCGCAATGACGCCCTCCTCGATGCGATAGCCGCGCCGTTGGGTCGCAAGCCACGCGGCCACGTCGTCAGCATAGCGGTGTACGCGCTCCTGCGCAATCCGCCAGTTGTACTCTCCGAAGCCGACGGTTTCCTCTTTGGAGATGACCTCTCCGATGTGCCAGTCCGCGAGGCATATCACGGGGACCGCCGGCGGCTTGCGTTGTTCGGTATTCGGCGTAGATCGGGGTTTCCAGGGCCGGGGCGCGGGCAGGGCGTCCAGGGCCGCCAGCAGCCGGTCGCTCATTTCCTGCTCTTTGCCGAGCGCCACTTCGAGTTTGCCGATGCGGGAGCGCAAGGCGCGGAGTTCCGAGCGAAGGGCCTTGAGGCGCACGGACTCCGGCGCGGTTGCCGGCGCTGGCGCGGGACCCTTCACCTTGGGATTGGGCAGGGAAATGCCCAACCGAAGGGCCTGGTTGTGGACACTACTTACATTGCGCGGCTTGCCGAACTTCTCCGTGATGCGGCGGGCGATTTCGGCTGCGGGAACCCTTCCGGCCAGTTTCCGCAGCATCTTGCGTTCGTCTTCCGTCCATAATGGACCTGGCATGTAGGACCTCCGCCCTGAGGCGTAGTTTGTCTTTGGGCCATTCGTACACCGCGATTCCGTGGCGCTCTGCGAAACTCCGCTCCGCCCTTGCGCCCGCGGATTCGCGCCAGCCGGGAATCAGAACGAGGGCATCACAGCGCCTCAGGATTGCCAGGTCGCCC